TCGCAATTTATTCATGCCCGTTTCGTGTGAGATGATATAGGGTGGATCGGTTAAAATAAGATCAACACTCTTATCATCGAGAGATTTGAGTAATTCGATACCATCACAATTCCGAATATCCATCTATTTATATGAGTGTAACTCTTTAAGATCTAATATAAAGATGATGGTATATCATATAATTACAAGATGCCACTACATGCATTAGCTCATTCGAGAATTGGATTTCGGGTTACCTGTGGGGGAACGGACAAGAAAAAGAAAAGTTTGGAAGATCTAAAAAAGGAACTGAAAACTCTCCGCGAAGAGAATGGCAAATTACGTATAGAATTAAATCAGATGAGATTTAAACCCAAATGGGATTCTCACTCTCATCGTATTAAATATCCCGTAATCGCCCGCCAATGTAAAGACGATGATCGGCTCTGGGAAAATGTCATCATGCAATCAGAAATACATAAACAGATCGCAGAAAATAAGCCAGATAAGAGCCTAAAGAGACAAAATGCCATGCCCATCGGTCATAATATGGAATTGTTGGGAGACGATCTACAGGAATTTATAGATCCAGATCTATTAGAGAATGGCGATGGAACAATTGATTAAAGATTTAAGCAAAGAGTTTATATATGACTATTGGTAAATCATCAACTGTGAAATACAACGTAGTCCCTGGTTTCAGAGGGAAAATAACCGGAGGAGAACGAGATATGATACAACGCGCGACTAAAATGTACCCCAAACCACCGCCTCGTAAATGGCGTGTTGATGAATGTATAGAAAAAACCGAATGGGACGCCAATAGCAAATCTAAAATAACGAAACTATATCTACCACACGGTGAATTATACAACCCGGCGATACATGGGATAAAACCGAGGTACGTGACGTATAAAGATATAAAAGATATTCATAAACGAATATAAACGTTTCATTCTTATTTCAATCAATGAAAACATCTCACTTTGCGATTTCCTACCTTCCGAGGAAACACTCACGACGGAATACGTCGCGTTTTCGGTTTCTTGCGTTGGATAAATACAGAAATTCCAAAGAGAGAGATTTCCCCCCAAGGCGACGTGCTAACGTTGGTACCGAATTCAAGGAGTGTCTCGAAAAACATAATAAAGTTTGGAATTCATCCAAACCCAGTAACATAGCACTCCAAAAGGCTGTTGCTGAGGTTCTCGCACCTTATATTCAAACGGATTCCGAATACTATGAACAATATTCTTCAATGGATAACGTACTTGGTATTATATTGGGTGGCGGCGTGGGTTCTCGTTTATATCCTCTCACTAAAAACCGATCAAAACCAGCAGTTCCATTAGCTGGAAATTATCGCCTGATTGATATTCCAGTAAGTAACTGTCTAAACAGTGACATTACCAAAATGTACTGTCTTACACAATTCAATTCCCATTCACTCACACGTCATTTAAATCAGGCCTATGATACTAATATCGGATCATTTCTCAGCAAGGGGTTTGTTGAAGTATTGGCGGCGCAACAAAGTCCTTCAAACGAATCCTGGTTCAGGGGTACAGCCGACGCTGTTCGGCAGTATCAATGGATCTTTGAAGAGACTGGATGCGACGAATATATCATATTGGCCGGCGATCACCTGTATCGCATGGATTACAAACCAATGATATATCATCATCGCCTAACTGAAGCTGACATTACTGTGTGTGCTACGTATGTAGATGAAGATCGTGCGTCCTCCTTTGGACTGATGAAGGTGGATTCGAAGGGGAGAATTATCCAATTCTCGGAAAAGCCGGTGGGTGATGAATTACTTGAAATGAAAAACAAGACCAGTTCTACCAAACCACCCTATCTCGCGTCTATGGGTGTTTATGTCTTCGATTCCAGGGTTGCAAAGAGACTGTTAATGGACGAGATGCCACATGCAAATGACTTTGGGGGAGAAATTATACCAGATGCACAATCCAGAGGATATAATGTCAATTCTTATATTTTTGATGGTTATTGGGAAGACATTGGAACTATTGAATCATTTTATAATGCAAATTTAAAATGTAACAATAAATTTCCAGATTTCAATTTTTATGATTCTGTTTCACCAATCTATTCAAAACGGCGCCATCTTCCTCCCACGAGGATGGTCGATTGTTCCGTAACTTCTTCATCTGTTTGTGATGGTTCTACGATTATCAAAAGCAAAATTGAAAATTCCACAATTGGTGTTAGGAGTTATATTGGCGAAAACTGTATTATTACCGATTCTATTATAATGGGGGCGGATCATTTCGAAGAGCCCGAAGAATGCGACGACCTCCCGGGATGTATCCCAATTGGTATCGGAATGGATTGTATCATTAAGAAGGCTATCATTGATAAGAATGCCCGTATTGGTTCGGGGTGTCATATTGTTAACGCCGGCAATGTTAGGAACCTGGACGCCGAAGATATGGGATATATGATTAAGGATGGTATTATCATCATTCCTAAAAATACCACACTTGAATCCGGTACAATCATTTAATATTGACTCAAAACTATTCCCCCCATAAGTAACTGAGTGATCTAGATGAAGATAATCGTATGTATTTAAATGGCCACCAAGAGCTCCACATTTTATATTTCGAGACATTATAATTTAAGATTATTAAAGCGAATGAGAAATGATAGAATATGGTTGACGTAGAAACACTTGCTAAAAAGATATATTCTCAACTGGGGGCTGGGTACAGTGAGAGAGTATATCATAACGCCATGGAAGTTCTGTTACGTCGATATAATATTCAGTATGAAAGTGAGCGTATAGTTCCAATCCCATTTGAGGGACATGTAATTGGAAACTTGAGGGCCGATATAATCATAAATAATGAAACCGTCCTTGAGTTTAAGACTATTAAGACTCTGAACGATCAGTCGGAGTTACAGGCTCAAAACTATCTTCGTCTGATGGGACTGAAGATTGCGTACTTGATAAATTATCCCCCGTTTCCGAATCGTGAAGTTGAAGTGCGCTGCATTGTTGTAACAGAATAATAAAGGGAAACATCTTAACCAACATCCGGTAAAACTCCTGACCCTCATCATAATACTTTTTAGGGTTTTTAAGACCTTCTGATAGCAATTCCCGAGCTCTGTCTAGATGATACTGTGCTTCATCTACACAAAACTTTTCGTACTTATTCATTACCTGAAGTTGTATTAGCTTCTTTAAGCAGTACTATACAGTTGGGATAAACTCCCACTGAAGATCGGCGCATATCTTCTTCCAGATGAGATCCTGTTGATATAGTTTCTCCTTCGATTTAAGTAGGGGGAAATATTGAAGATATTCATCCTCTCCCAAAAGTTCACAAAATTTAAACAGAACATACGAGTAACTAAGAAAGTTCTTTCTTTCACTTGGACAATTGTCATCAAATGGTTTTTGAATATCTTTGAACATGATACGCAATTTCTCTTCCAATTCCTGGGGCATACTAGGTGCTCTAATACCGTTAAGAATATTGGTTATATATGGAACATGTTCATAATATTTATTCAATCTCAGTTTCTTAAGGAGACCTCGTATTTTAGTGTGTGTAATCTCATCTAATTTCTTAATCTTTATTTTTTTGAGTTCGGCTCTCAATTGTTCCATTACTTCATCTGGTATTGTTGTCATTTCCTGTGCCTGAAACTGACTTAACCATTCATTGAAATGATTCTCTCTTTTGTATGAATAATTTACTATTTTCTCAGAAGTCTCTTGTTCTTCGCGATACGTGAGTTCTTCACTTATGAGATGTGCTATTACTAAACCACACAAATCACAAACGAGCTCACTTGTGTCTTGGAAATGAAATATATTACTCGACAAACACTCCGGACATTTATCCACTTTACGCGGTCTATGTCTTCCAACATTTTGATTTTCTACGTCTGCTAAATAGTCTACAAATATGTCTTTCCGTTTTAAACCAACAGTCTCACGGACGTTAAATATATTATCCGTGTTTGTTTTTTCATCTATTTCATCTGTGTGTTGGTTCATATACGGCATACACCGTATTATGTAGTCAGACATTTCAGACTCATACTTACTCTTATTATGGGGGTCGGTTTCAATAAGATTATTCCAGTTTTCAATTTTATTGTTGTACCTACTTAAAAAATTTCCCTCCATTATAACTAATAATGCTGTTCAAACTTTTAAGTACTGTTATTTACTGGTATAAAAAGTTTGTAACATACCCAGATTATCATATAGTCTCTGAAGAGTTGGAATATAAAATTGATTACAGGTGCAAATATATTGTAGAAGACGACTTTTGGTTACAAGAGAGTAAAGATTGGGATGGTGTCCTCAATGAGTTCTACGTGAACGTGACCGGTAAAAAATTCAGGAATACGATTATTCCGCAAAATGTTAAGAAAGTTGTGTTACGGATAAAATACTGGTACAATGGAAAGATTTACAGAGCGATATCCAATGATATAAACTTCAGGCCAATGAAACGTGATGAAAGTGTTATGAATTTTACAATTCCAATCAGTAATGCCGTGTTGGTGGATCATGATGACAAGCCACAAGTCGATATTACGGAGAAGATTAAACGTTATTCGGGACCGAGACGGGATTTTCATAAACAAAGTGTACCGTTACAAGATTTTCTATATTACACAAAAAAGACACTTGAAAAGGAGTATCCAAAGATAATTATTTCAAATTCTATTGGTATGAAAAAAACAGTTCTTACACGCGACGATTCTATAGCTGATCTTCGGATACCTTAGTAGCCAGGTAAAACTTAAGCTCTCCAAGGTTTGCAACGTTGTACTTGAGGATCAAGAACCTATTCCCCTCTTCCTGCATTATTTGCACAGACGCACACATACTCGTGGCCTTTGTAAATATGTTGAGGTACCGGAGAGAGTACAGACCCTTGATTTCGGGGCTTTCGTCGGGGCATTCGATACTTGTATCTTGACTGGCAAAGTCCCCTTCACACTTAAGCATAAAGTTTTTCCCAGAACGCGTGATTTCAATGTCGTCTCCAATATTTGACATATCTCGGCACAATCTTTGAAAATCTGCAGACGGTATAAT